CGCCTGCATCTTGTTGTATTCGTAATAGATGATGCCGCCAGCGGCGACAACGCCGGTCAGCAGCAGGGCAATGGGGTTGGCGGTGAGCGCCAGAGCCAGCCCCTCAACAGCGCTGGCGACGCCTGCAATTTTCGTGATGATGCCGTAGGTGACAATCGCGCCGGCCACGAAGATCGCCGCTTCCCCGAACTTCACCAGCCAATCGGAGTTGTCCTTGAGGAAGCCCACGAGATCGCGCAGGTGTCCGACCCAAGAGCGCAGATACCCCTGGAACTGCTCGCCAACCGCCTCCTTCAGTTCGTTCACTTCACGGGCAAGAGCTGCGGACTGCGCCTCAGCGCTGCCGGTCGCTGCGGCCGCCGCGCCCTGAATCTTCGCCGCCTCGCGCATCACCGCGTTGTAGCGGAGTTGCCGGACCTCGCTTTCGTCGAGCGTCCTGCCGGTGAGTTTCTCCTGGCGGTCTACCTCTTTATTGAGATCGACGAAGATCCCCATGGTCCGGAGCCCGCGCGACGCGCCCGACTCGATGGCCATGAGCAGCTTCTCCAGCGCCTCGCCGGGCGTGATGTTCTCGATGGCTGCGGCATCCTTGGCAACCTTCGCAAGCCCCTCCGCTTTCGACAAGTTCATGTCCGCGACCATGAGGCGGTCGACGGCATGGATGGCGTCCTGCGTGCCGAAGCCGACCCTTTTGACCGCTTCGACCGCCCGGTTCGATGCCTCCGCACTCACGCCATGGGCCTTCGCGAGAGCGGCCATCGACAGGCTCATCTTGTCGGTGTGGGCGGCGTGCTGCGCCGCGCCGAGCGTCCACTCCTTGGCCCAGTCGAGCGCCTTTCTGATCGAGTCCGCGAGCAGGTTGCCGGCCGCAGAGCCCTTCACCATGCTGACCGTCAAGCCATCGATCCCAGCGGACGCGCCCCGCGCGGCCTTCCCCGCCGCCTGCTCCATGCTGGACAGACCGGTGTTGATGCTCTTGATCGAGGCGTTCGCCTTGTTGACGTCCACCTCGACGACGAGTTCAAGCTTATTGTCGGCGGGCATGTTGAATCAGAACTCGGCGGATGGTTTTGGGGTGAAAGCTCCTGCACGTGCAGGAGATTGTATTCACCGAAGCGCCGCAGGTTGGGACGGCATCAAACCGGACGGGGCGAGTATCAGACGGTCAGGAGATATCGGTCCGTCAAGAAGGCCATATGGGGCACCAGCCATGACGGTCCTGCCTGGCCCGCCCACGCGGCCCACAGATCCGGATAGCTCATACAAGTGAACCGGACCTGGCAGCCAGCTACTGCCTCGGCAAACTTGGCCATCTCGTCACGGTGTTCCTGGAAAGGTCTAAACAGCCGCCAGTTCACTGGTTCCCAGAACAGATAGAGCAGCGTTACCTCCTCGTCCGGAAAGCAGGCTGCCAAACCCAGAGCGTGTTTGACCAGTTGCGGCGCATCGAGTCGTTTGAAAGCCTTCGGGTTTGTCCGGAGGGAGTCAATCAGCTTGAAATACTCAGTTTGTGACCCAGGCCCCTGCAGCGAGTCATAGCTAATGGGGAAGTCGGTGTTGTGACCGTTTAAGTACTCGATGCATTTGGATTCGACTGCAACCGATGCACCCTTCGATCCCTTCGCTAAAAGGTCGGGATGCGGAGGAGTGCCATTCAAACCCGTAGGGCACTTGGCTTCGAAATTCAGGCTGCGGAATCCGTTGTTGCCCGCGAGAGTGAGCCCCGGAAGTGTGGCTTTCCAGAGAGCGAAGGTGTTCACGACCAACGCGGCAGAGGAATGCGCAGCCTGCATCTTTGGCGGACAGTCTCTTCCGAGATGTCTTGTCCACTCCAGTTCTTTCCCAGCGCCGTGCGCAAAATCCTCTCGGTATAGTTCCTCTCCTATGTCGGTGAGGACGTTGTCTTCAACGTTTACCACGTAGTTCTGGTAGCCGTCGATCCAAGCTGCTTGAGGCCTGATTTGTCGTAGCCTCGCCGACAGCGCCGCGCCGCACCTTTCGTAAATGCTCATCTGTTACCTCCAGTCTCCTATACCGGCAGCGCCATGTTTCAACAAAGGGAATTCGCCAGTTTAATGCAATCTTAATGTCTGCGGGCCACTCGTGCTTCTAATTGCCGCCTCGGTTCTGCATCCGTTCACGATCCAGCAGATCCCGCTCCTCTGCGATGATCAGCATGGCGCAGAGCTCGTCCCCGCGAATCTCGTCAAGGCCGACATGAACGCCCAGTTTCAGCGCGCCCATCAGGTCGAGTGCGCGTCGGAGCACTAGCCCTCGCTCTGTGGTTTGGGCGGCATCCAGGCGGTCCAGCGGGCAATGGTCGCACCGTTCGCCATCGTGCTCCGGCGCGTCGGGGCACAGGCCGGGATCGCACAATTCCTCCCGGCGCAGGGCCCAATGCACCAGAAACCGGAACGAGGGATCATCCGGCCACTCCCCGGCTAAAAACTTGCGTCGCGATCCTCCGCGAACGCAGTATCCATCGCATCAATAGCCGCCTTCACCGCGACTGCCTGGTGGATGATGGGCACTTCGCCCGCGTACCCCTCGGTGGTGGCAACGAGCTTCTTATAGAGCGCGGCAGCGGACCCGATGTTGATCGTCACCTCCTGCCGGCCAAAGGGCAGGTCGAGCAGCCGCGCGAAGCCGCGCCGGTACTCGAAGACGTCCTTGGCAGAGGGCATCTTCAGCAGATGGATGGTGGTGGCGCCCAGGACCCGGAGCGTTACCTTGAACGTATCGCCGTCGGGAACCACGTCGTCCACTTCCGCCAGGCTCAACTGCTCGACGACCTTCATAGCCTCGAAGGCATCGACCTCGGGATCTTCACCGGCGCGGATCTTGGCCACCAGAGCGGCGTCCACATCCTCGCCGTTGGCGACGGTGGTCTCGGAGATGCCGCGCCCCAACTGCTTCACCAGCACCTTGCGGCGCCGCTGGCGTCCGATCCATTCGTCATCGGAGGGAAAACGGACGCGGACGGTTTTCACGCCGCCCGGCGTCCGGAGGTTGATGGCAATCGGTCTGGTCGAATCGAATACTTGGATTTCCATGTTTTGTCGAGTCCTTTCTACTGGCAGATGGCGTCCACATTGCACTTCGCGACTGCGGTGATGATGCCGTTTGTCGTGTCATAGATCGGCGTTGCCTCCACCGCGACCGTCACGATCTGGTCCGTCTCGCCGACTTCCGCCGTGGCGAACGCCACCTTCTGCCACGTGATGTCGACCGAATTGTTGGTGTCGAACTGGAGGTGAATCACCGCCGTGCCCGTGGTCTGCGCCTTGAGCAGCGCCAACTCCGTGGAGTTGTGATCGAAGCGGGCCACGAACTTGAGCGCGCCCGCGCGGTTACCAAACTCCAGCCTGCCGCGGATCGCGCCGGTGGTCGCATCGCCTGGCGTCTGGAAGCCGGACCCGGGATAGAAGCCCGCATCCATGCGGATGTTGTTCTTCCACGACGTTTCGAGCGAGACGATGTTCTTGCTCGTCACGTAGTCGACGCCGTTGATGGTCAGCGTCAGGGACGCGGACGGCAGGAGTTTCTCCACCGTCGCGGCCGGCATGGTGATCGCGGAAGGCTCCGTGAGCTTGCCGCTGCCGTGGAACTCGACGTTGATCTTGCTGTTGGCGCGGCCCGGCCCCGAGCCAATCGAAATCGTCCATCCCTCGACAGCGCAACCTGGCATGAGCCGGTCGATCACGGAGCCCGCACCCGGGCGGATCTGCTCCACAAATGAGAAATACGGCAATTCGGTCGCGTCACCGTTCGCCGGGATCAGCGGAGTGCAGGTGTAGATCCAGTTGCCCGCGGAGCCGGTCTTCACAACCTTGCCCAGGCCGAAGCACATGGCCCACGCCGCCATCTCCGCGCTCAGGTACTTTTCGAGCGTCCCGCCCGTGTCCCAGGACGTTTTGAACGTGGTCGTGGCGAACTCGTGACCCTTGCCGTACTCCTCGGCGTCGTTCTCTGTGTTGAGTTTCGGATTCGCGAGTTGGGCGTTGAGCTTCTTCAGGCGCCACATCGCCGCGACCAGATTGGCGGTCGCGATGTCGGTCTGCTTGCCGAAGCCAAAGCAGATTTGAACTTCCTGCAGTCTAGTCGTCGACATGGGTCATTACCTCCTGGGTTTTGGCTGGCGGCTCGCACTGGCTATAGCCAGAGACCATCAACGGCGTGAGAACGTCGGGCGTTGCTTCGACCTCCACGGGTTCGCCCTGCCCCCATGGCGGCATCATCCAGACCTTTTCCATGTCAGTCGTCTCCCATTTCCGTGAATGAAAGTGGAACCTCGAAGTAGTCCAGGCCCTCTGCATCCGTCTGCCGCTGAATCGTGGGCAGGTCCATGGCGTTGCAGGAGGGATGGACTGTGGCGTTTTCAAGAGCGATCCCCGCCGCCGTTGGCACGCCTTTTACGATCAAGCGAAACAGCCGGTAGTAGGCTGTGCCGACTGTCGATTCCTCCTTGGCCCGCAGGAACAGCGTGATCTGGTGCTTCCACACGTCCACGCCGCCGAACGCGCCCGGTTGCGTTCCCTGCCAGACGACCATGATCGACGGCGACGCCATCTGGTGGAGAGCGTGGGTGAGGCTGATGTTCTTCGGGTAGGAGTCGTGGTACGCATAGATGCGCGCCGCTTCGCCGCCCACCTCAGTCACCAGCGCCGGGATGTCGCGCAGCATGACGACCAGGTTGTTGACGATTTCAGAGGGGTCGATCATAATTGCTTACCGCCGAGGGCCTTCTCCACCACCAGGCGCGATTTGTTCTCAAGCAGGATTCGATTCGTAGCGTCAAGCACGGCGGTCCTGTTCCTCGCCGAGAACACGATCCACGGCTCGATCTTGTTGGTGATCCACGCCTTGATCCGGTCCTTGCGCGTGGAATTGCTGGCCTTCGCTTTGTTCTCGCTGACGGTCCGGACTTGGAAGTTTCGCTGCATGTCGCCGGAGAGCATCAGGTTGCGCCGGTTGCCTTTCCCCAGCTTCGTTTTCCAAATGGCGTACCGCTTGGTAAGTGGCTTCGCGGAGCCATCGGTTGGGCCTTCCGCCGCCGCCAGGCGGTTCTTTACCGCCGCCACGCCGACGTTGCCGATCTTGAACATCTGGGCCTGACGGAAGTTCAGCCGGTCCAGCCGGATCTGCTTCTTTTGATAGATCCGAATCGAAGGCATGTGAACCTCAACCGTGCTTCTTCATCGATATCGAGGCCCCGCCCGCAGGATCGATGGCTACCTCGAACACGGTGTAGGTGGTCCCGTTGACGGTCGCCAAATCGCCCTTCTCCGGCCGCGCGCCGAGGTCGGCCAGGTTGACGAACAAGCGCACGAATACCCCGTCCTGGTGGCGCTCCTCGTCGGTGTCCTTCTGGAGAATGCCGGTGATCGGAAACGGAGCGCCGCCGGCGGCCCGCTGGTAGGTGACCGGCGAACCAAACATCTTGAGGCACGCCGTGTTGAGCGCGGTGAAGGGAGTCGTCATTGCCGGCATTCCCTAGAACGTGTGGACGCGGTAGGCCACTTTGACCTTGAGCAGCGCGTCGTTGGCAGCGTTTCCGGTGAACTCGCCCGCACCCAGGTTGTGCAGCACCAACGGCTGGTTCTCGGCTACGGTCCGTGCGGTGATCGGATCGAGCTTCGCCAGCCCGTACGTGATCTGGTCCGCGGCCTGGTCGATGAAGCCGGTCGTCTCGATGGTCTGCGAGACTTGGACGCTCGATCCGTCCTTGTATCTGACGGCCAGGTTCGCCGTCGCCTCGGCCAGCACGTTCGTCCCGGCCTTCAGCATCACGACCGCCGACAGGAACTCCAGCATCTTGCCGGTGCCCGGCGCCGGCACCAGCGTTTTCGGCGTCGCGCGGAGAGCCTTGATGTCCGCGTTCGACAGCAGGACATCGGCGTACCGCAGGTCGCTGGTGCCCTGCGACAGCAACGGAGCAGCGAACTTGCCTTTAACTTTTTGCGCGCCCATGGGTGGGTTTCTCCTTCCGATGTTTTTGGGTTTGTGCGGAAGGTTCGACCATCGTGATCTTCCGCAGTTCGTACAACTGCCGCAGCATTCGTGTGTAGAGGCGCGCCGGGCCCGGTTCGGCCGGAGGAGGCGGCATCGCCTCCCCCGGTTTCATGGGGACGCCGTTGAGCACGGGCAAGCGCGCGGTGACGAGGAATCGGGCCGAAGGGTCGAACTTCGGCAAGGTGCGGTACGCCATAGTGCCTCCTCTGGACTACGCAATTGCGGTGGTGAAGAAATACCCGAGTTCGGGCGCCACCAGCTTGGTGTCGAAGGCCATCTCGATCTCGACGATGTCGCTGGCGATGATTTCCCAGCGGTACCGTTTGATCCGGTTGCCCTCGTTGCCCGCACCGAGATAGCCGGTCCAGGAGAAGGTGTACGCAGCCGACGGCGTAAGCAGGCCGGGGTTCGGCGCGACGTTGCAGAGCAACGCGCTCTTGGCCCCGATGAAGGAATGCGCGGCGGTCTGACCCTCGGCCGCCGTGTTCTCGATGCTGCCCATCACCAGGATGCGGTCCAGTTCGAGAATAGCGGCCAGTGCTTCGCGGCTGACCGTGGCGGGGCGTCCCGCCGTCTGGCCGTACTTCACACGGTCCACCAGGTCGGGATGGTCGATCAGCTTCAACCACACCGGCTCGGACAGCACCAGCGTGTTCGCCGGGTATCCGGTGGCCTGCTTGATGGCGAGTTTGCCGGCGCGAACGTCCTCGATGGGGTTCGACGCCGGATCGTTCCACTGCAGGAACTGGCCGGCGGCGGGACCGGCGGAGACGCCCGTCATGTCGGTGTTCCACTTGCCGGTCGTGAACAGGTTGGCGGCGAAGATCTTCTCGCGCCGGATCAACGCCTGCTGCGACAGGAACTCGACCGCATCGCGGTCCATGTTGAGGACCGCGTCGGCGTTCCCGCGCAACTGGTCCGGAATGGGCTTGGCCTCGCCCCACACGTCGGCGAAGTAGGTCGGTGTGTTGTCGAGGCGGTAGCCGACGCTGGCGGCCGGAGTGCCGGGCGCGCGGCGTTGCATTTGATCGCGGAAGAAATCGCCGCGATTGTAGACGTAGTAGCGGTCGCTCTGCTTGGTCACCGGGATGACGGGGCAGACCTGCGCGGCCACGAACTGGTCCTGGCTCTGAAGATACGCGATGCTGATTTGGGTCAGCGGCGTATTGACGTGAACGTCACCGGGAGTCGGCGTATACATGATGGTTCATTGCTCCTTTTCTGGTTGCTTCTACCGCTGGAGGATCAGCAGCACCGGGACGATGTCGCCCGCCGCGCCGGCCGCGGCAAGTGCCTTCGCCAGGATCTTGCCCGAGGACTGGGTGATCGCCTTGCCGTTGGCATCCGCCTCGAGCAGTGCGCCGTTGGCGAACGCCGCGCCTGCCATAACTCGGGCGATTTGGCCGGGGAAGGACGCCAGAGCGCAGGGCCGGGCCTGTGCGCTGGGGCCGAGTGCGATGACGCCGTCCGACGCGAGGCCCGCGCCGACGACCGCCACCTGCCCGCTGGCGTTGATCGTCCCGAACAGAAACTGCTTCATGGACAGGTCGGCGCTAGCCGGGACCGAGACCGTTTGCAAACTGACTTCGAAAGCCATAATCGATTGCTCCTTTTCGGTTGGATTGGCTCGCCGCCCTACATCGCCCGCGTGGGGGCCGACTTCTCAGCGAGGTACTGCTGGTAAAGCTCGGGGTGGAGTTTCATGGCCTCCACGTAGGCCTGCGCAAACGGGATGTTGCGGCTCGCGGCCAGTTGCTGCGCGGCGGCGTTCAACTGCGCTTCCGCGCCGGTGGGACTGCCCTGCACGTGGGACTGCACAGCCGTGCGCTGGGACTCCTGGGCCTTGAGCGCCAGCAGGTGGGTTCGGACCTGGGACACCGTCTTTCTGCTCGCGATCAGTTCCGCGACCAGTTCGGGATGGCCGGAGAGAGTGCAGAGGACCGCGATCTCTTCATACTCCGCCCGCAGGCGGGTTTCGATGGTGGCGGCATCGACTACCGGCGCAGCGGCGGCGGTGGAAGCAGGCGCTTCCTGGGGTTTCACTTCGGCGGGCAGAGGTGCAGCGGTGGCGTCTGCCGTTTTCGTTTCGATTTGCTGACTCATGGTCATTTCTCCTTCAGGAATCTGCGTTGCGGCAGACGCCGCCACGCGAGCTCGTTTGCGCGCCGTCGCCGCCTCCAGAACGGCATCCAACGCGTCGTCAAAAGTGCCAACCTGATCCGCCAGGCCGGCGTTGATCGACTTCTCCGCGAAGTACAGGCCCGCCTCGGTGTTCCGGACGAGTGCAGGCTTCATGCCTCGGTTGCGGGCCACCGCGCCGACGAACATGCCGTAGAGCCGATCGATCTCCAATTGCAGTTCGTCCTTGGCTGAACTTGACAACGCTTCGTGCGGATTGAAATCGTTCTTCCTGGCGCCTGCGAAGATCGCGGTGTATTTTCTGCCCGCCTTCTCATCGAAGCCCGACTGATCCATGTGCAGCGCGATCACACCGATGCTGCCCACGCCGCCAGTGCGGGTCACAAAGAGCCGATCCGCGCTCGACGCGATGGCATAGGCAGCCGAGTACGCATCGTCGTCCGCGATGGCGTAGACCGGCTTCTGCGCCCGCGCGTTATAGATCTCGTCCGCGAGGTCGAACAGGCCACCTACCTCGCCGCCAGGCGAGTCCACATCGAGCAGGATGCCTTGGATACGCGGGTCGCGCACTGCATCCTGGAAGTCCGTGCGGATGCCCTCGTAAGACTGCATCCCCGACACCGCGTCGAGCCAACTGGCCTTCTTGACCAGGGTTCCGGAGACGCCGATCACCGCGATGCCGTCTGGAGTGACCAGATAGGGCTTCTGGCCGCAGGTAGCATCGTCGATCTCGTCGGGATCGTCGCCTTCGTCCAGGGGATTCTGCGTCACACGCGCGATGACAGGCACGCCCAACTCCTCGATTTCGAACTCGCCTGCGGGGAGGCCGAGACGCGGGCCGATAGCCTGCAGGATCACGCTCAACTTCTGCGGCTGGATCAGCAGCGGAACGCCGAAGACCCGTCCCGCCAGGTGCGGGAGATAGTTCGCTTTCATTTCGTAGGCTCCTTCCGCTTGGGCTGTGCGTCGGCGCTGTCACCCTCATTCCCGGCATCGGTCTGGGTCGTGTCGAGCAGGTTGCTCGCCTGGCCGCGCGCATCGGTCTTCCGGGGGTCGGAGTCCAGCACGAGGCCCAACTCGTCGGCGCGCTCGTTGTCGCGGGCGATCTGCCGGTCGACCTCTTCCTCATCTAGGCCCATCTCGTTGATGGACATGCTGCGCGCCTTCAACCCCGACCGGATCGCGATGATCTCGGCCTTGACGTCCTTCTCCGGATCGACCCAGGCCCACTTGGGCGTGTGCCACTGGACCGCCAGGTAGTCGTTTCGGTTGGCCATGTAGTCGCGGGCGTCCAGTTTGCCCGCCAGCACCGCCTGCTCCACGAACGCGCGCCAAGTGGGGCGGCAAAACTGGTAAATGAAGACACCGAACTGGATCTGCTCACACAGCCGCCGGAAGGAAAGGATGCCGGCCCGGATCGACGAATAGCTGGTCTTCGACAGATCGCCGGTGAGCATGTCATACGGCAGGCCCAGCCCCGCCGCGATGCGGAGCAACTGGATGCGCTCGAAGGACTCGTAATTCCCGCCCACATCCGCGGGTTCGCTGAACTTCACGTCCTCGCCGGGCTCCAGTTCCGTCATGGTGCCCGCCTCGAGTTGCGCCACCGCGACGCCCTGTTCGCCGGATCCGGCCACGCCTCCGGCGTCGGTAGCCTCCTGCGGTGTGGCGTTCGGGAAGAACGCATCGTCCGGGTTCTGCCGGGTGATGAAGCCCATCATCATCGCGGCGAACTTCTTCCGCAGCAGCTCAGCGTCGTCGTACTGGTCCAGTTCCCACAGCCGCACCAGCGCGTTCGCCATCCACGGCACGCCCCGCAACTGGCCCGGCCTGAGCGACCGGAACAGATGCATGACCTCGGCGGCCGGAACCCGCATCAGTTCGAGGTCCGTGGGGAAGAAGATCCTCTCGCCCGGGTGCTGCTTGTAGAAGTAGTAGGCCGTGCGCCGTCCGGACGGGTCGAACTCGATGGACGCGCGCACCACGTTTCCCTGCGGCGTGTTGGGCGTGGGCCGCGCCAGGTAGAACGGCAACTGCTCCGCTTCGATCAACTGAAACTGAAGGGGTACGCTCAGGCCCTCGCGGAGGTCGCGGTCGTGCCGACGCGCGAAGCACTCCCCGCCCTCGACCATCGACCGGAATGCGAGCGCCTGCAGACCGTAGATGTCGGTCATCCCTGCGGCGTCCGCTTCGTTGGCCCACAGGGACCAGAGCGCCTGGAGTTTCTCCTTGACCGCCAGCGTCGGATGCATCGACTGCGGCTTGATGCCGGTGCCGATGGCGTTGCACACCCACTCGTCCACCGCTTTCGATGCCCATCCGTCCTTGCGGATGATGTCGCGCGAACGCGCCACCAACTGATCCGCGCTCTGATACCAGACGGAGTTGATGGCGTCGCGCGTTGTGACCCAACTCCCCAGCCGCCGGCCAGCCGTGGCGCCCTCGTAGGGCGAGCCACTGGCGGCGCGGCGCGTGGGCGGCTGCGCGGGCGCACCGCTCCCGCCCCGCCGGATGCGGGTCAGAAAAGAACTCAGGTTGAACATTCTGTTGTTGCCGACCTTCAGATTTCAGCGCCCAATGGCCGTGTCTTGCTTGAGATTCAGATCCGTCGAGCTAGACTACTGACATGGACACCGGAGAGAGCCGGTTCACACTCGAACTGAGAGTGAGATCGGCGTTGGAACAACGGCTCGGCACGGCCCTTGAAAAGAGGCGACTCGTTGTCGGCGTGGCAAGCGATGGCCGGCAGCGTCTGCACGAATTCGATGGCGTCTCGCCGGATTCCAAAACTGTTGTCGAAATCAAGACAAACGAACTCAAGGCTACCCAGGAGAAGCCAGACGGTCGCTATTTCAGCGCGATAAAGTGGGCGCTCATCGGCGATCTATACATGCTCTCGAGGGTTCAAGCCGACACCAAGCTACTGGTTTTGACAGATCGTCCGCTTTTCGAGATATGCGCCCGCGACATGGACGGCCTTCTGCCACCCAACACGGATATCGTGTTTTGTGAAGGCAGGGAACCCGCTGCGCCGCAACTAACGCGCCACCCTGCACAATAAACGACTGCGCGGGCCCCTGTGGCTGCCGGGATCACATCCCCTTGCTCCCCGACAGTTGGTACTGCCGAACGCGCTTACCGGACTGCTGGTTCAGCGAACTTTGCACCACCGAAATCGCGCGCTGCAATTCCTGGACGGAGCGGTAGGTCATGCTCCGGCCCTCGAAGGTGACCGTCAACGTGCCGGAGGCCAACGCCTCCTGCAGCGCATCCAAATGACTCTGCGTATACGCCATGACAGCCTCCGTTCAGAACAGCCCCCACGTCCTGCGCTTGGCGGGCCGGGGTTGCGGACGTGCCCCCGCTGGCTGGGCCGGAGCAGGGGAAGCAAGCGGCTTGTCGGGACTCCGCGGCGCGCCGATGCGTTCTTCAATGGCCCGCCAGTGCTTCTCCTGGTAGCGGTCCAGCCCGATCCTGCTCGCCGCCGCGCGGGCGTAAACCCTGCAATCGAGCGCCTCGTTGCGCTCGCGCATCTTCTGCCATTCGTGCCGCCGGTAGCCTTTCACCATCTTCGTGACCAGTTGCTCGGCGGTGATCTGCTTGAAGTACTCCTCGCTGTACTTGGGAAAGTGGCAGTAGCCGGGCGGGAAGGGTTTCCCGCTTTCGAGATCCTCGTCGGTGGGCCGATCCAGGCGCAGCCAGCGGTACAACTCTTCCTTGGCCATGCCGGAGTTGACCGGCCAGACCTTCACGCCCCGCTTGATCTTCGCGCCCATCGGCCCGATCTCGATGGGCGCGGGGTTGCCCAGGAGCGCGGGCGCCCGCGAGTCGCCCTTGATGACGACGACCCGCTGACCCTGCCTCCGGGCCCACTGGTAGACCTCCGTCGCGGCGTAACCGGAGTCCACCGCAAGCTGCGTCACCGGCAGTTCCAGGCCGCTTGCCGCCGTGAATGTTTCGCTCAGCAGCGCGGTGAGCTTCTCCCACACCAGCGGGCGCGCGGTATCGCCCTCGAGCACGCGATAGTCGACGGACCACGACTCCTTGCCGCGCCCCCAGGCGACGACCTCAACCTCGATGCGATCCTTCTGGACGTCGGCGCCCGCCGTGAGGAACAAACCTCCGTGCGGGACCAGCCCGGTCTTGTATTCCTCGCGGCGGTCGTAGAGCTTCTGCCAGTCCGGTGCTTCGCCGAGTTGGGTCCACGTTTCTCCCAGCACGGTGTTGACGAATACCTGGAGCAGCGAGGAGTTCTTCTGCGCCTGCTCGAACTGCTTGGCGGCGTCGCCCCAGGAGAACCAGCCCACCGGGCTGTAGAGGCTGGAGATGTGGAAGCCCGCCGTCTTGCCATCGCCCTTCGCTCCGGCGCGCCACTCACCGTGCGCCAGCATCCAGTGTTTCTGGTGGTTCTGAATCTCCTGGCCGCAGTGTTCGCAAACGTAAACCGCACCCTGCGGATTGCCCTTCGGCCACCGGAGTTGCGCGAATTTCAGTACCTGCAACTCCCGGCAGGTTGGACACGGCACGAAGTACTTCCGCTGGTCGCTCTCTTCATACGCCGCCTCGATCCGGCTCATGCCGGTGATCTTGGGCGTCGAGCACAGGAACACCTTGCGCCTGGCGAACGTCCGCGTGCGCGCCATCGCCAGCGTGATCGGGTCGCCCTCGCCTTCCACGTCGCCGGGGTAGGCGTCCACTTCGTCCAGGAACAAATACCGCGCCGCCATCGACCGCAGGCCGACCGCGCTGTTCGCGCCGGTCATCACCAGCACGCCGCCGGGAAAGTCCTTCGACAGCACCGTGTTGCCGGAGTCCCGCGACCGGGGATCGCGGACCAGCTTCCGCAGCACCTCCGACTCCTCGATCAGCGGATCGATGCGCTGCTTCGAGTTGCGCTTCGCCATTTCGACGGTGGGCTGCACCGCCATCATCGGCCCTGGCGCCTGGTGGATGATGTAGCCCATCCAGTTGTTGCCGCACTCCGTGCCGCCGATCTGCGCGCCCTTCATAAACACGGTGCGCTCGATGGGCGACATGGGCGAAAGGCAATCCATGATCTCCCGGAGATAGGGCGTGCGCTCCGTGCGCCAGCGGCCATGCTCCGCCGACGCACGTTGCGAGAGCCAGCGGTAGCGGTCGGCCCACTGCGAGATGGTCAGCAGCGGGTCCGGGCGAGCGCCGGCCGCGGCGGCGGCAGAATAGATTTGTTCAGCCGTTAGCGTCGGCGAAATCATTCAGAGCCTTCCGAATCTCAACCGTAAGCGCCTCATGCACCTTGGCTGCTTCGGTCTCGGCGGCAAGCATCGCGGCCAGACGGTCGGGGAGATTGAGCATCGCGTCGCGGAATTGCCGGAACTTGTTGTAGGCGGCGACCTGGACCTCATCCCCAGGTACGAGTTTCGCCACGCGCTCCTCGTATTCGATCTTTGCGAGGCGCGCCTGGTAGTGCTCCCGCACGGCCCGCGCCTTGGTGTACTGCGATGCGCCGAAAACCTCGCCGTCCTCGTCTGCCTGGCCGCGCCGGTCGACGGCTGGCGCATGGGTCTGCGTGTTGCGGGTCCACTCTTCATCGGCCACATCGGAGTCGATCTGCCCGGCGGGCAAGGTCGAAATGCGGCCCGTGTCGATGGCCTTCTGGACGGTGCTCACCGAAACGCCGCGCTGCCGGGCGTAGGCCCTCTGGCTCAAGATCGCCATGAAAGAATTCCCGAACGTTCCGCTTGCCTTCCGGCGGCACCGGAGTGATGAATCGTCATGCGCGGATCAACCGCCGAAAGGATAAGCACCCCGATGACAAACGCAGAAGCCACCAAGACCACCGAATCCGCCGCCGTTGCGGAACAGGGCGCGCAAGTCGCGCCGAAGAAGGCATCCACAAAGAAGGACGCCAGCCACAAGAAGGGCGCGCCCAAGGGCCAGAAAGCCGCCAAAGCGATCCCGCCAGCCGCCAAGCCCGCCAGCAAGCAGGCCACCACGAAGGCCAAGCCCGCCAGCAAGAAGGCGTCCAAACCCGCCGCCGAAGCCGCCGTACCTCGGGAGTTCTCGAAAAAGAGCATCGTCCTCGACCTCCTGCGCCGCAAGGATGGCGCGACGATGGCCGAGATCGCCAAGGCGACCGACTGGCAGCGGCACTCGATCAGGGGCTTCATCTCCGGCAACCTCACCAAGAAGATGGGGTTGGTGGTCGAGAGCGTCAAGAACGCCCAGGGCGAACGCGTGTACAAAGTCACGAAGTAGGCCACCTTCGCCTCAGCATCGCCGCCTGGAAACGGGCGGCTTTTTTTCTTCGCCCCGCCGCGATTATTCCCTTGAGGTTCCGCGCGACCGGAGTGATGAATCGAGGTGCCATGAAGCACACCACCAAGAAACAACCCAAAGCCAGCACCAAGCGCCACCCGGAATACGGCACCATCGGGCGCGACGTGGACCTCGGAATCGCGATGCTGATCGCGGAAACCGAAGACGGCCAGTACGAACCGAACGGCCCGGTCGCCACGATTAACGAAGCCATCGAATGCGCCCAGCACGACATGGCCAGCCGGATGCGCGACCTGGAACTGGGCGGCGAACCCACATGCCCGGCGATCTACAAGGTCTGGTCCCGCGATTACGAAGGCGAGTACGCCATCGTCTACGAGATGGACGCCGCCACGATGAAGCCGGCCCAGCCCGCCCGGAGGAGACGCTGATGCCCGCGCCCGCCCCGTACCGCCTGTACGACCCACGCCGCCGCGAAGTGATTGGCGGCTACCTCAACGAAGCCGAGGCGCGCGAGGAGGGCGCGCGCCTGGTGGCCGAGGGAGAGTACAGCGAGATCGAGATCCAGCACCTCGAGGACGGGTTGTTCGGGTACGACTACTACCGCATCGATTCCGCCACGCGCGAGGTCGAGTGGTAGCCTGACCGCTCGCCCGCCAGCCGCCCGCCTCGTGCCGGCGGCTTTTTTCATTCCCCTTCCACGTGGCCCACCGGCTCGGCCACCACCTCAATGCCAGCGTCAGCGAATGCGCGCCCGGACCCTTCTTGGGTCGCGCTCTCCCCGGTGAATGCCTGCCACCGGAGCACGGCCACGTCGCAGTACTTCGGGTCCAGTTCAACCACGCGCGCCTGGCGGTTGGTCTTCTCGCACGCGATGATCGTCGTCCCGCTGCCGCCGAACGGATCGAGGATCGTGTCGCGGGTCTTGCTGTTGTTGCGGATCGCGCGCTCCACCAGCTCCACCGGCTTCATGGTGGGATGTTCACGGTTGGCGGCGGGCCGCTTGATCATCCAGGCGTCGCCCTGGTTGCGGTCGCCGCACCAGAAGTGGGTTGTGCCCTCGCGCCACCCGTACAGAATCGGTTCGTACTGGCGGCGGTAGTCTCCCCAGCCCAATGTGAAGTGGTTCTTCACCCAGATCAAGAAGGTAGACCAATGCCCGCCCGCCTCCGTAAACGCCTGGTGGAGCGTGTGCAACTCCGACGAGGACATGCAGATGTAGATTGCGCCCTTGGTCACGGCCAGCATGTTGGCCGAGGCGTCCCGCAGGAAGTCGAAGAACTTGCTCCCGAGCTTGTCGTTCTGGATCTTGAGCTTCTTTTCGGTCCTGCCCTGGTAGTTGATGTTGTAGGGCGGATCGGTGAAGACCATGTCGGCCAAGCCGCCGGCCATGACCTTTTCGATATCGGCCATCTGCGTGGCATCGCCGCACAGCAACCGGTGCTGGCCCAGCAACCAGACGTCGCCCGGCGCCGTGATGGCGCGCTCCGGCTCCTCCGGGACCGCGTCGTCGTCCGTCAGGCCGTCGCGCGAGTCTTCGGTCAGAATGTCCTCGATCTCTTCGTCGGTGAAGCCGACCAGGTCGAGGTCGAAGGATTCCGCCTTGAGCGATTCCAATTCCACGCGCAACATCTCCTCGTCCCATCCGGCGCTCAGGGCCAGACGGTTGTCGGCGAGGATCAGCGCGCGCCGCTGCGTTTCGGAGAGGTGGTCCAGCACGATCACCGGGACCTCGTCCATCCCGAGTTTGCGCGCGGCTGCCAGGCGGGCGTGGCCGGCAATGATCACGCCGTCCGCGCCGGCCAGGATCGGATTGGTCCACCCGAACTCGACGATGCTGGCGGCGACCTGCGCCACCTGCTCCTCCGAGTGCGTCCGGGCGTTTCTGATGTAGGGAATCAGCTTATCGATCGGCCAGAATTGAACGGCGAGATCGTGGAAGCGCGGAGACGCACCGCCCACAGGGGCGACCTCCCGATTCTTGATGCGCGATCTCGCCGTCATGGGTTATACCGACTTGGGCTGCGCCTGATTCACCACGTTGGCGATGGACGCCGTCGCCGTGGCGAGGGCCTGGACGATCTGCTGCAACGTCGCCAGGACCGGCGTGATGGTGGCGTCCACTTGCTTGGCGACGGCAGCGGCCACGGCTTCCGCCGCCACCGCCGTGCCGGCACCGGCAACCGCTCCCGTGGTGTCCACGATCCGGTTGGCGGTTGCCGCGCCGCCGCGCAGGTTGTCGCCCGCGCCCGTGGTGACCGGGTTGCCCAGATCGTAGGCCGTCTCGTAGGCCCAGATGTCGGCGTGCCGCTGGCGATCCGTCTGGATGTTCGCCAGATGCTTGCGGAGTTCGTGGATCGAGGCGAAATGCTCTTCGTTGATCTTCGCCTGGAGCGTCTGGAGTTGGTCGAACGAGTTCAACGTCCGTGCGTTGATGTCGTCGAAGTGCGTCTGGCTGCGGCGGGCCGAGGTCAACGAGACGTCCTGGAACTCGTCGTAGGTCCGCTTTCCGTTGAGTGCGTTCAGTTCGGAGTGAGCCTTGAAGAACTCATCCGTCCCGGTTTCGAATTCGCGTTCGCCCTGGTTGGGGGTGGCTACTTCGGGCATATGCTTTGATCTCCTTTAGATCGAGTCGCTTGTTGGTTTGAAGTTTGATGGTTAGGACGCCTTTTGCTTGCGTCCGTAAAACGGATTCGGGCCGTGGTGCTGGATGGCCCTCGAATCGGAGGCCCTGGGATTCAACGCCAGATTGACGTCCACGCCCCGCTTCTCCGCGACGGCTGTGAACGTCTCCGCGCCGTTCAGCGTCGGCATGTCGCCGGTGAGGTTGATCATCCGGCGTAAGATCACGTCGCAGTACCCCGGCGAGATCTCCGCGCCATATCCGCTCCGCCCCAGCACGTCCGCGGCAGCCATCGTGGTGCCGGAGCCCATAAATGGGTCGTACACCACGTCACCCGGGTCGCTGAACGCCAGCAGGAAGAACTCCACCAGCGCGCGGGGAAACGGAGCGGAGTGCGATCCCTGGCTGCTCTCCGACTTGACCTCGATCACGTTGGACGGTCGCGCAACGCCTGCGAATCGACCGTTCGAATCCGACAGACTATTGCGCGACCGCTGCCAGGCATTCTGATTCTTGCCGCCATCCGCTGCTGCGCCACGCGGTCCAGTGCCCAGCAATCCACTTCCGGACGTCGACTTCGGATTGCCCGGGCTGTAGTCGAAGCAATCCTCGGACTCGTGCCCCACCCGCTTCGGCCGGAATTTGATCTGCTGCTGGCGGCAGAAGTGAAACACCGGTTCCCAGGCGTTCTTGAAGCGGTTTCCCCAGCCGCCCGGCACGCCGTTGTCGGTCTTGCGCCAGCAGAATTCATCCACGAATCGCCAACCCCACTGCCGCCGGTGGGCGATGACGAGGTCCTTCACGTACAAGTCGCGCTCCCCGTCGCCAGCATGCTCCTTGATATTCAGGAAGAAGGAGCCATCTGGTGCCAGGATGGACTCGACTCCGGCCGCGACCGCGCCAAACCAGTCCACATACTGGTCCGGAGGGATCGGTTTGAAGCCGCTGGTGGCGTCGTACTCGCGCTGCGTCGCGTAGGGCGGCGACGTGACGACCACATTGGCCAGGACGCCGCCGAATAGAGCGCGAATCGTATTCCCGTCGCGGCAATCGCCGCAAATCAGGCGGTGACTGCCGATCCACCACACATCTCCTGGCCGGGTTACCGGCTGGGCTGGCGGTTCCGGGACGTCATCCTGCACATCCGGCGGCGGCGCTTCGTTATCGGCGAGCAATGCCTCCAGTTCGGAGTCGCTGAAGCCCACCAGCGCCAGGTCCATGCCCTCGGTTTCGAGTTCGCGGAGTTCGCTGGCCAGCACCTTCTCGTCCCACCCTGCGTTCATGGCGAGCCGGTTGTCCGCGATGATGTACGCCCGCCGCTGAGTCTCGCTGAGGTGGTCCAGCACCACCACCGGAACCTCGGCGAGACCCAATTTGCGGGCAGCCAGGAGGCGACCGTGGCCGGCAATGATCCCATCCATGGAATCGACAAGGATCGGGTTGGTGAAGCCAAACTCCACGATGGACGCCGCTATCTGCGCGACCTGCTCTGGAGAGTGCGTCCTGGCGTTCCGCGCGTACGGCACCAGGCGGGCGGTCGGCCAGATCTCGATGCGCCGCGCCATGGCGGGCGTGATGGTCGCCGCTTCAGTCATTGGCCCAGGCCCGGATCCTCGTACACGCATCCGGTCGTCGTGCTCTCCGCAACCTCGATCCGGAACAACTCCGGCAGATCCACCTTGATCTGTTCAAACAACCAAGGCGCCAGGATCTCGGTGGTCGGATTGCCCAAGCCGGGGATCTCGTTCAGGACGCGGTGGTCGATCCGGTCGATCACCGCGCCGACCTTCTCCGCGATCACCGAGTAGTCGACAATCATGCCCTGGATGCCGATTGCGCCACGGCACCACACGCGCACACGGTAGGTGTGGCCGTGCATCCGGCCGCACTTATGTCCGTCTGGAACGTGCGGCAACCAGTGCGCGGAGTCGAAATGGAAGTCCTTCCAGATGCTGATCATCCGAACAACTCCTCTTGCCGCGGAATGCCCGCCCACACTGCCGCGCTGTTCGCGCCTTCGTAATGGTCGAGGAGCACCTGCGCCTTCACCGCATCGGAGCACTGCCTGTAACACCCGCCCCAATTCGTCGTGCCCACCCCACGCGACACGCCGGCAGAATCAGCGGAAGCCAAAGGCAGGAACTTACAGATGCCGGGCCGCAACATCCGGAGACCGTGAATCTTCGTGGTGGGCTTCCCGTCGCAGCACACCGCGCTCATGATCTCCTGCATGCGGCTCCACCACCGTGTGGTTCCGATGGTCGCGTACTGTGCGCTCGAACCAAGCGCGACGCGCGGCCAGTCAGCCGCCAGGCGCTGCAACCGTTCCATGGGCTCATGGAAGTGCCACACCGGCACGCCCGCGAACTTTCCGAACGGCCACTGCGCAAGGAGTTCGTCGTTGGCCGATTGGTCGCCGTCGATTACATCGGGGATCAACGCCCACTCGAAGCCGGGATGCCGATGCCACTGCTCGACCCAGTCGTAGTAGGAACGCCAGTCGATGTCGACGCCTTGCTTCCACACCGAGAAGGCCCCGTTATCGAGTACAAACGACTGGGCGACTTCCGCAGCGATGGCGATCTGCTGCGGGTCCGCGAACGACACCAGTGCGTGGCGGCGCTTCCAGATCTCGACCGCGACCTGCCAGGTCGAATGCCTGCCTCCGTGGTAGTGGATCACGCCAAATCAGCCGCCCTTTCGCGCCCGTGTGCCCCGTGTCGCGCCGTTTGCCTCCGGGTGGCATGGCTGGCCAATCCGCCGCCACGGGCGCGCCCCGTCGCACCTGACCGCCCGACCGCCTCTTTTTGCGTCTATCGCTAGCGGAATTGTGCAATCGTGCAACGCGCCGCCCGCCGTCGCCCGGAAGTACCTAAAAGTTCAGGGTTTGGCGGTTGGATTGCTCTACGCGGCATCGTCCACATCCAGGTCGCTCGCGTCGCCGGTCGTGCCGCACTGCAAGCACCTGAACCTCTCGCCAGCATCGAGGTAGCCCGTCTGCGGGCAGGTGCCGAAGTCGTACGGCTCGACGACGACGTTCTCGCTATTGCACTCGGGGCATCGCATCGTCAGGCCGCCGGTGCCATGCAGTCGAGCAGGACGCGCAGAAAGATCGACCGCACCTCGGGAGGGGCAAGCAGCGATTCAGCGTGCCCGCCTTGCAGCGGACGGAGTTTCCAGCAGTGGTGGCCGTCGCTGAGCGGTTGCTCGAAGGAATAGCCAGTGCCCATGTACTGCCGGACCGTGGTCGGATGCGGATCGCCAGGACGGCGATACAGGACTACGCGGTTGAGGTGCCCCTTGCGGCGCACCAACTTGGCGAGGCCGGCGTTCTCCAGCCGGAGCGCGCGCTTCTCATTGATGAAATCGAGGAGGGCACAATCATACGAGTAGAGCGGAATGGACATAGGTCACCATTTGGCTCGCTCGTTGTTCCGCTGTAAGTTGGTAGGGGCTTAGGCTTGTAGAAACAGTTTGCCCATGCGGATGCGGGAAAGAGTTTTGAATCGAGGCGTCCCGGCGCCTCGCGACACGCTACTACTGCAATTCTCACAGAAACAGAATCGCGCGTCAACGTTTTTGCGAATCGGCAAACGCACGAGGCGGTCAACCACTCGCGGGC